CCTATTCATTTCTGAATACCTATTCATTTCTGAATACCTATTCATTTCTGAATACCTATTCATTTCTGAATACCTATTCATTTCTGAATACCTATTCATTTCTGAATACCTATTCATTTTTAGAGGAAATTTTTAAAATTATTTCTTTTATTGTATCAAGCACCATTTTTACAATTATATATAATTTTCCTGTTTTCCCATCCCACGACGGCTCGCTGTGTTTTGCACCTTGAATTCCGCCAACGCCAATAAGCCCAAGACTCCCTCCGGCCAAAACTTGACTGACAGCTGGATTAAAAAAAGAAAAAATCACAGATGCAGTTCCAAGTATATATCCAGACCAAAGTTTCCATTTTTCTTCGTGTATTAAATTATACCAAAATTTTCCTCCTTTGTACGACTCCGCAATTCCCTTTTTTAAAATTTGTTGCGGTGTATATTCTAATGGCAAATGTGGTTTAAAAATATGGGTCCACTTTTCCATCGGATACATATCAATATTAGAGTTTAAATTCGGTAAATATGTTTTATATGATTTATCAATTATTATCAATGTATGTTCTGCAACTTGATAAGAATCACCGAAACATAATTCTTTTAATCTGTTAAAACCCTTTTCAGAATCGTATATAAAAGTGTGACTTGAATTCCATCTCATCCCTGTTAATATACAACCGGTTGTATCTGATTTTGGATTGTTGACAAGAGCATTATTCCCAATATGAATTTGTATGTTCGTCCTGTCAAGAACATTTAAAACCCAAAATCTACCGATATCTCTATCATAATAAAATTTATAAATTCCGGCCGGAATGCAAGAAATATTTCTTTTGTTATAATTCCATGGGAGTTCTAAAGTTTTACAGACTTCAATATTGGATTCATTATTATAATTTGCGGCTAAATATGGGTGTTGTCTATTGTATAATATGGTACCCAGGACACCCTTGCCATTAATTACTTTTCTATGCAAATAAAATATCATTTTTTTTCCTATTGGATTTGATGCTCTGTTAATGTTTTGATTAAAAAATAAAATAAACCAAACATTGATAAAATTAGTGCGAACAATAAACCTACTAATTTTACCCAGAAATAATTTAAAGTTCTTTCTGTTTTTCCAATAAAATCTTCAATTCGTTCATGTCTTGATTGCAGTTTCAAAATTTCATCCTCCAGACTTTCTAGCTTAATGTGATCGCTTGAAAAGCCTTTGATTTCTTTAAGCAGAACTGCAATTTTATCTTTAATTCCTTCATCACCATTTCCGAAAATCAATTTTTTTAATCGTTGATTTGATTCCCATAATAAAGCAATTTGTTTTTGAGTATCTTCTTTGCAAAGTCTTTGCGCTTCTTCAAGTTTTCCGATTTTAACGTCTGTGTTATCAACCATATCAATCCTTTGGAATATGTTCGTACCATTCTGCTTCGCCCATAAAATAATTATTATCTGCTCCACTTATAAACTCAAATACATAACTTGTGTTGTTTTTTAAAATTATTTCTGAACCTCTTCCACCAGAACCACCAAAGGGATTCTTATTGTCTGAGGAGCCATGAATTAAAGATAATAAAGCTGTTCCCGCTGAGTCAAGATTGCAAGCCGCTTGCCCACCCCCAACAATTGTGAGCATGGATGATTTACTGCTGTTGCGGTTTGAATTATAAGTTGTTAATGTGTCGCCGCCAGTAATAGTTGTACCTTCTCTAACATTTGCTTTTAATAATCCTGAACTTGTATAAGTAAATAAAAAATGGGCTTCTCTTGTTGTATCTGGCACAACCACCTCAAAAAAAAGAGTGTCTCCTGATGCCATTGTGTCAGATGTTGCAATAAAATAGTGGCTCCCTGAGTGTATTTCGTGATGTTCATAGTCAATCATATTTAAAGCGTGTGTAGAGTTGTCAACTTTAAGATAAACTCTTTCACCATTACCATTATGCGCCGTTTGAGCAAAAGAAATAATAAAGCTTAAAAGCAAAAATAATATTATTTTTTTCATAAAGTCCTCAGTTTAAATTTATAGATATCAGTCAACTATTAGTAGACTATTATGTAGTTAATGTATTGGCCTATGTTCTGACCATTTTAATGTTACAGAAATATCATTTAAAACAGGCGAATAAATAATTAAAATATATTTTTCATTGTTTTTTAAAATCAATCCCTCATCAGTTTTTATATTTCCCGGCGACGTTAAGCCTCCACTTAATTCGCCGCCAATCTCATCACCTATTTTATAATTAGTTAAATTACATATTTTTGTATTACTCTGATCAAGATAATTAAAATTTAAATTTTTCATCGGAATGCAAGCTTGTTGTTCAAAACTCGCATTTTCAAATATTTTTCCGATTATTTGTTTTGTTCCATTAATATTCCATGACAAATGAATTATATCATTATTATCTGGCGTTGTGATTCCTAAAACCAAAGTGTCGTTCGCTGAAACTCTGTTTATGCTTGAATGATAATAGCGTTTTCCAACTATCCATTCGTGGTTGTGATATTCCATTGTTATAAGTGCGCCGGTCTGTGGATTTGCTTTTAAGAAAACTCTGTTTCCGCTTGTATCTGTCGCCAATTGACCAAGAATAAACATTCCCAATATTGTTAGAAATAAAAAAATTAATAGTGAATTTTTCATGCTATTCTCCGGAAAAATTATTTTTCTCTTGCTCCAGATGCCGCATATCTGTCGCATTCGATAATTATATTAATAGTTTTCAACAGCGCATCTCCAGCTAGATCGTCGTCTCCTTCACTTCCGAGTCTTGCCAATATTCCACTAATGTTGCTTCCGACATGTTTGCCTGTTCCAGAAATACCGGCAAATAAAGCTTCTTGGTGAACAAATGCTGTCCCTGTCCCTGCCGTTAAAATATCTAAATTTGTTAAAGTCCCTTCTTCTGTTGAATCTATGTCCACCCAACGGTAAGCAAATCTCCAATAGGCGTCACCTGTACTTGTGACGGCGGCTTGCCACCCAATCATTGGATAAATAGTAGAGCCTTCTTTCCAAGTTTCAGGAAGCCTAAAATTAAAAAATACTTGTTCTGTTCCTGAGCTTGCAAAAAGCCACCCACCGTAACTTGTCGCCCAATCTGGACCAGTTGACCATCCATACGGAAAATTACACGTTAATACCTGCCAGACCGTAGAACTGTCTTGCAATATAATATTTTTATCGTCTGTTAATGCTATATGATTTATAAAAGTTACTGTTGTGTCATCAATTGCTCCCACTGTATCAGCTGTTATTTTTTTAAAAGAACTATCTGCACTACCACCCGCGGATAGTTCTGCGAGTGTCTTAGTTCCTGTCACAGCGTCAACAAAAATTAAATTGTTTGAACCGTCTTCAGTGATTTTGGTATTAGTATCATTTATATAAAATGTGTCGCTTGTAAAACTTACAAAATCGGAGTCAAGTGATGTTGTCGCTGTCAGCTCTGCCAAAGTCTTAGTTCCTGTAACAGCATCAACAAAAATTAAATTATTTGAGCCGTCTTCTGTTACCTTTGTGTTAGTGTCGTTTATATAAAAAGTATCACTTGTAAAAGAAACAAAATCGGAATCAAGTGTTGTCGTTGATAGTTCTGCGAGTGTCTTAGTTCCCGTAACAGCATCAACAAAAATTAAATTATTTGAGCCGTCCTCTGTTACCTTTGTGTTTGTATCATTTATATAAAAGGTGTCTGACGTGAAACTTACAAAATCGGAATCAAGTGTTGTCGTTGATAGTTCTGTTAGTGTTTTTGCGCCTACTACTGCATCAACAAATTTTAAATTATTTGAGCCGTCCTTAAATAAATAAGTCGTGGAGTCTGCCACAAAAGTTGTATCGTCTACTAAAATTGATAAATCAAATCTTTGCGACCGGTATTGTATTACCTGTTGGGCATATAAATAAAATATACTTATTACAAGCAGAATCCATATTGTTATTATTTTTTTCATTTTAAATTCCTCAAGTTAAAATTGCTGGCTCTGATTCGATTGAAATTAGTTTTGATTTTTTTACAGTATCAACATATATATAATAATGTTTTGTATCATTCAAATCAGAATCTGGCCGATAATACCCGTTCCCTGCATGCGTGCAAGAAATAGAACCGGTCGGATATGTTTGGTCTGTTGGTTGCAATACTACGGTATGTGTCGTAGTATCTGCTACTCCAGTACTCCAAACAACCAACCTGAAAATTACATTTTCTTTTGCCCATGTTGCCATAATTAATTCCCAACATTATTTTCATTAAAAGCGATAGCAAGAAAACCTGCCGGATAATTTGTTTCATAAAATTTTAGTCTTATTGTATGTCCACCAGCTTCGTATCCCATTGAATAAATAGATGAAATTTCTGGGTCGACTCTTGCCGCAATTGCAGTTCCGGGATTGTTCAAAAAATCGTAATATAACAAAAAGGCGTCATTAAGTCCTTGCAATTCCTCAAGTCTGTCAATGGTTACATTATTTTCAATGTAAATATTTGCAGTGATTTGCAAATATTCGTCAGACGTTAAATACATAAGTGGTTTTCTGTTTTGCAAAAATTTTATTTCATAGTTTTGTGTCGTCTGAATATTGACCTCTGCTACTTCGTGATCTGTGAAATCAATGTTTGTAACTACGCCACCAGATAAATATCCAACCCTTAATACCGTGTTTCTCATCCCTCTGCCCAGACTTTGTTATAATTATATGCCCAAAATGTCATTTCAAATTTTTTATAATATCTAAATTCACGACCTATAATAATAAACGATTCAGACGTTAAGCTTGGATTAGTGCTTGTTATATTTATTTTGTCACCAATTTTAAGAACAATACCCTCAAGTGATGTATTGAATTCAATCACTTGAACACCAAACTGCCATAATCTTATTTTTACCGAACTAACAGCATCAATCTTTGATTCTTCATAAAAGCCCGGTAAATAAATTTCTGCTTTCGTTTTTTGTAAAGTTCTCCAATATCCCCGATTGACTCCGTCATGGCCTTGATATGTTTTTGAATAATAATATTGATCATTATAAAAATCGAATCCATATTTATAAACAAAATCGTTGCGCATTGGTAAATTTTCAATAGTTGGATCTGGCATTATTAAGTTGGTTGTTCCGGTTATTTCTATAGGTGTATCATTGTTTTCTTTAAATAAATATATATTCTCTTTTCCCCAATTGTCCGGAAACAAAAAGCCGTCCACATGTCTCATTACTGCTTCAAGAGCTTCAAGGACTGTCATTTCTGTATGGAGTGTCAATTTTATATTTTGAATGTTTGCGTATTCGTGTTGCTCTTCAAAATTAAAATCAGTATCGGCCGAGCCGCCAGTTTTCCAATAAACAGCAGTTCCCTCTTCAATCGTTGAGCCAGAATGCGCTGAAATAGTTAATGTTATATACGGCGGGTATTTTGTAGTATCTGAATTTCCAGATGTAATAGAAAAGTCCGTTGAATCTATTGTTAAAGTTTCTCCTGTCTTTATAAGTTCTGGAGTGTTAACTTTAACCAAAATTGAAGTGTCGCCATTTTCTAATTCTCTATATAGTGTTCCAATCTGCTTAGTGCCAAAATAAGCAGATGCAGCCAACAATTTTAAGGGAATGTTGGTATAATTATTAATAATGTCATAAACCGCTTGAATAGGATTTTTATCATTAAAAGTAATACCGGTGTAAAACTCTACTGTATCTCCCGCAGCATAAGTTCCCCCCCAGGCTTGAGTGCCAATATTAAAGTAATTAGAACCTTGTTTGTTGATATATGTTGGGTCTAAAGAATAAGTGATTAATTTATCATCTGAACTAATAAAAAAATCAGAGCCCGAAACAGCCCAGCCATAAGAGTTACTGCTGAACCCTAACAAAGAATTTGTTGGAATTGATTCTACTAAACTCATGCTTGTTAAAGTTGTCGCATTAATTAAAACAATGGCCTCTCTGAAAAGACAATATAAATAATTGCCTGAGCGATACGCTGCCTTTAAATCATATATATAATATGGAGCTTCACGACCAGAAAAAGTCGCATTCGAAACAATACTTGGTGAAGTGGGAGTCGTGATATCGATAACTCGCAAAGTACTTTCGTTATCTGTATTTGAACAAAAATATATATAATTTCCAGATAAATAAAAAAATAAATCAATTGTGCCGTAACTTGATAAATCAAGTGTGCCAGCAAGAGACAAACTTGTTGGTGTTGAAATATCCCAGACAGTTAAATATTTGTCTACCAACGATATTGTATATAAATAATTGCCAGAAATTTCAATATGTCCGATATAATCCGTATAGTTTGGGGAGCCAGCTCCGCCATATGAATTATCATAAACCATCGCTGCTGGTGTTGAAATATCTATAACATGTATAGAATCATTTAAATCTGTAATATATAAATAATTCCCTGAAATGGCACTCTTGCCATCAGTCATGCCAGACGGCAACTCTGAATCCGTTGTAATAGTATCAGAAATTGACGGACTTGACGGAGTTGAAACATCAATTGATTCAATCCATGCTTTACTTTGAAATATCGTATAATAATTTACAAATATATAATTCCCGGATTTTGAGATTCCTGTAATATTTCCGGCGACCGTCCCGCTTAACGCCACGCTTCCCGTTAATGATATTGACTCTGGGTCGCTTATATTATATATTCTTAAATAGCCGTTGTCTCCATCGATATAATATAAATAATTACCATCTACGACCATTTGATATTGATAATTGCTTACAGTCGTTGCGCTCCTTAGTCCATAGTTAATGTTACATGAAAGACCTTCAGTTCCGGGGCCGTCAAGCGTAAATTCATTGGCGCTTGTAAAAGTAGCAATCCACTTTCCAATCCTACATTCATCCAAGGGATATGCTTTTGTTCTGTCAAAAGTTCCTGATGCGCTTGTTATTTGTGTTGAGTCTGTTAAAGTGCCAGACGAATTAAAAAACATTAATTTATTGGTATTGTCTGTATCTGCACCCACCAGTAAAGAATCAAGAGCTTCTTTCTTGGTTTCTGATAAATCTACGATTATAGAGTCTTTGCCTGCGGCTGGCTCTTTTGTCATCCGGCCACGAAATAAAGTTATTGGTGTTGTATCGTCACCAAGCCACATCCTAACCAAACATTCTTCTTTAAATGAATTAACAAAAACCATAGAGCCTATTTTAAACTCGTGTAAATAATCTATTGTTTCATTAATCCCAAGCGTTAAATATGAACCATTATCAGTTATGCTTGTGATTTTTACAAGTAGTTCATTAAACGCAAAAGGGTAAGAATGTTCTTTACCTTTTATTGTTATCCAACTATTTAAAGTAAAATTTGCGGTGTCATAATCATAAACTTGAATTGAAGTATCGCCCGTTTCTGCATTTTTATATAACACACTCCACGCATTAGAAAAATATGAATTTTCATTGTTTGGATTTAAAGTTCCTTCAGGGTCCAAAAGCTCTACCCTGATTTTCCCAAGCACCGGACGTCGTTCATAATTAACGTCCAGATTTATTTCATTTTTAATTCCAGTAATTTTAATAGGCCCGTATTGATCTGAAAAAACAATGTTGCGGTTTTCTGGATCAAGGACAAAATCCATTTTTATTTTAGTCCCTGCAGTAGCCGAAACTAAAGATTGCAAAGATGTTGTTAAGTCTGTATAAGCTGGCATCTATGAACTCTTTAAAAAAGTTAATGTGTGAATAATTCTCGCACCTTGTTGTCCAAAATACAATATTTTAGTTTGTTTTTTGGGTATTAAAAAAACTGTAACATTTGCTGAGCTGTCATGTTGATATTTATAATAAAATGTAATCAATGCTTTTTCATCAAACAATTGTTCTATTTTTGCTAACGTATCTGAATAAGATTCTTCAATCGTTGCTTCATATTGCTCCCACTCTGAACCAATTTCTTTTAATACGGGCTTCCCAGATGAACTAAAATATATTTCCATTTCTTGAACGGGTGTTTTTTTAACATCTGTTAATTCATTGTCATAAAATTCAACATCACCAGAATTTAAAGTAAATTTTGCACTTATAGCATTAGCCATTATTTTTTATATTTGTCCTCTGTTGGTTGATAGTGTCTTTGTTTTTCTTGGATTAATGGAAAAATCTTGCTATCTACGATTTCAACCCACGTGTCTGGATTTGCTTCATGTACTACAATGTTAACGTTTGTTGTTTGTTGCTCTTCGGGTGATTTAAGATCATTTGGATTAAGTGTTTGAATAAAATTTCCCATTGCTTGACGGCCAAATTTATCAGTCGCTCGCCTTGGTAATATAACTTCATTTTTTAAAGCTTTTATCATTACTTCTTCATTGGTCAGTAGGCCAGTGTGAGCTGTGACAACCGCCCCGGTATGATATGCAGCCATTTTCCCAACACCACTACCGACCTTACCTAAAGTTCCGCCAATATCGCCAATGTTGCCTTTTAACTTTGCAATTAACTTTGCTAAAGCTTTTAATTTTTCTTGTGCTTCTTTGATATCTGCATCAATTTTGATTTTTTTATCTTGGAGTTTATTAATCTCCATTTCAATGAGTTTTAACTTGTTATGTATGTCTTTAGTATTTGCAATAAATTTTAATTCATTTTGATCATATTTGTCCTGAAGTTTTTTCAACATTCCGTCGATTTCACCAATGCCATCTTCCGCTTCTTTACCTTTGAATTTTAATGCTTTATCAAAATCAAGAGCACCGCCCGCATCTAAAAACTTTTGTTTCAAGTCATCAAGTTGATTTTTAAATTCTTTGTAAGCATCTGAATCTGGATCAAGTGTTGCTAAATAATCTTCCATTTTAAAAATTAAAGCATTAATAGCTTCATCAGCATCAGTGGAATCAAGGTCGATGTTAAAGAAAAGAATGTCTTGCAACAGCTGAGTTGCCGTGTCCATATCTTTTCCAAACTGTGAAAAGTCACCTGTCATTTTCTTTATCATTGACTCCCATTCAAAAGAAAACGTTTGAGTTTTACCTGTTAAAGATTCCAACAATTCATCAAGCGCATAAAAATCCATTCCGCCTGTTTTCATAACGCTTTCAATATCGGTGCCCAATAAATCTGCTACCGCTTGCAAATAATCTGTGAGACCTGCTTCTCCTTTTGTCCACCCCGTCATCAAAAAATCTTTTAAATCTTGCAAGTCGCCTTGCTTGCCGGTAAGTTCATCCATCTCAAGCTTTATTTCTGCTTGAATTTTTAAATGTTCTGCCTCCATTTCATTTAATTGATTTATAAGTTGATCTCGTTCATCCCCCAATTTGTCAAGCTCAGCTTGTATTTCTGCTTGTATCATTAATTTATTCTCAAGCTCTGTTTCAAGGTTTGTATACGCTGTTTGTGCGTTTTCCAAATTTTGCTTAAGAATTTTTAATTGATTTTGAAGTGCCTTCACGCCTTCATCATCATTTTCGCCTGCTGCACCCTGAGCGTCATCTTTCAGCTCTTGCATTTTCGTAATAAGTTCTTGAATTGCTGCTTTTGCTTGTTTATAAGCCTCTGAATTTGGATCAAGCGTGTTAAGATAATCTAACATTCCTTGAATCATTGGTTGGAAATTCTTTTCAAGTTCAGCCAAATCGCCGCCGAAAAATTCAAAATTTCCCAACGCTTTTTTCATGTCATCAACATCGGAAATAAATTCATTAAACGGGCTTTTTTGTCCCCCTAACATATCCCAGTAATCTTCCCATTTTTCTGTTAAATCTTCTAAAGTATATCCCTGATCTTTCATGTAATCTTCAAGACTTTCATATTTGCCTTCAAGAACCGCAAGCAACCCTTCTGCTCTTATAATTTCATCATTTAAATCTTTCCACCTTTCGGAACCTTCTTTGAGTGACAATATCTGTAATTTGGCATCTTTTAAAAATTTCCTGATTCCTTCACCAAAGCCAGCTTTAGCAAAGTCAGCTGCCGGGCCAGTAAAGTTATTTAAAAACTCTTCGGTTTTATTATTTATGGTTGAAAGTAAATCGTGAGTCTCATCAAATCCTTGCATAAAACTGAGAGGCCATTCTAAAGCCGCAACAATTTTGGTAAGGTCTTCAAGTTCGGATTTATAATTTTCCAAGTCTTGCTCGTGAAACATATAACCGTGTTCTTGAATAGCAAGAATTTTTTCCAATAAATTTTCAAATGCAGGAGCTAATTTATCTGTCAATTCGTCGCCAATATCTGTAATCGCTTGCTCTGCATCTCTTATGGCAATACCTTGTTTCTCAAGTGAATCTCTAACATCATCAATTGTAAGTGGCACTTTTTCAGCTTTTTGATTAAACAAACTCATACCGAGAGTCAATGCGCCAGTTGCTACGGTGGCGGGATTAAACCCAGACGTTACCATGCCTAACAATGTTGTTCCGATTGTTTTTGCTTGTGTAGACAGCCCGGGCATTTGATTAATCATATCACCCAAAATATTATACATGTCGTTAACTGAAATCGTGCCAGCGTCGGCGCCGTCTGAAATCTTTTCAAGGCCAGATTTCGCTTCTTGTGAAACGCTATCAACTTTTCCAAGCGATTCGCTTCCGGTGAGATTTGAAACAGAATCTTTTAAATCGTCTGAACTTGATTTCGCACCTTCTAACGCTTCACCAAGTCCGGGAATGCGTGCTTCGCCTTGTAAATCTGTCACGACTTTACCAAGTCCGTTATCAAGTGACAATGTGTTATTTAGGTCATTTGCCGCATTTTTCATATTTACTGCTTGATCTGAGTTGTCGCTTAAAGCCTTTGCAAGTCCAGAACCAGAACTGCCAAGCGAATCTTTTGCACCCAAAGCATCATTTTTAATTCCTTTTAACTTCTCCATTAAATCTGCGGCTTTTTCTTTTAATGTTTTAGTTTTATCCGCGGCATCTTTATTTGCTTTTACAAGGCCAGAATTATCGTCGCCAATTGCTTTTTTAACTTTACCCGCTATACCTTCTAACCCTTCATTTCCAGATAACGAGTCGTTTACTGCATTCACAGCAGATCGCAACCCTTCATTGTTAGAAGTTCCAAACGATTTCCCAAGTTTGTCAACATTGTCTTTAAAAGTTTCTGATGCAGTATCTTTAAACCACCCCACCATTTTTTCAACATTCTCAACTACTACGGCTATAACTTTTCCAAGAGTTTTCACTCCATCAATAACAAATGTATTGAGTAATGTGTTAAATTTACTAAGCCATGAAATTGTCGTAGATATGCTTGTTGAATTTTGATCAATCCAGTCAACGAGTTCCGAAACAGCATCTATTAAATCATTGGCGATTATATCGACTGTAGGCTTTAAAGATTCCCACAATAAAAGAAAAGCATCAATTAAAACGCTTCCAACTATCATTCCCCAATCAAAAAATTCTTTTATTACATTACTTATCGTCCCGCTATTTTTATTCAACCATCCAGCAAAAGCTTTTAAATAGGGCATTAATTTTTGTCCTATTTCAATGCTTGTAACATTAATGGAATTTTTAAAAGATTTCATTTGATTCGTAAAACCGGACATTTGTATATCAAAAGCGTCTTGCATGCTGCCAGTCGCTTCATACATTGATTGAACTTTTTTAACATAATCGTCAGCCTGAGCGCCAGTTAACGCCATATATGCAAGTTGAGATTCTTTCCTTCCTAAAAGTTTAGTTATTGCAATATCATAATCGCCAGTGTATTTTTTTAGTTTATTTAATGCGCCAACTAAGCCGCCAGAAGTTTTTATTAATTGCTTCCCGCTTTTAACACCAAGCCTCTCAAAAGCTTTTTCTAGCTCTCCAGTTGGCTTCATTAATCCTGACATAACACTTGTTAATTGTGTTGTTACTTCTGCTGTGTTGCCTGTTACACCGGTTAACGTGGAAGTTAACCCCCCAAGGTTTTCGAGCGATATTCCCAGATTAGCCGCAACTGGAATCACTTTTTGTAGTGAACTTGCCAGTTCTGGAATTGTAGTAACACCCTGTTTAACAACATTAAAGAAAATATCCGAAACTTTTCCAGCCTCAGACCAATCTTTTCCATATCCTTTTATTGCCGCAGAAATAAGATCAAATGAACTTTTGGAGTCGCTTAATCCTGCGGTCGCTGTTTTTGCGGATATTTCTAAAACTTTCATAGCGTCGGCGGCCGGCACTGTTGCCGATACGATATTATACATTGCGTCGGCCAACTCGCCGGCTCCAGTTGGCATTGTTTTCGCGAGAGCTTTTATTCCAGATTCCATTTCAACAATGGCCTTTTGTGCTTCACTGCCCTTGCCCAAAAGTGTCCCAATACTCAACATTTTTGTTTCAAATCCCGCTGCTTCTTTAACAGCGTGCCCAAACGCTGCTCCCGCAGCTGCAATTCCAACAGCTAAGCCAGCTTTTAGTACTGAACCAATCTTTGTGGCTTTTGAACCTGCTTGATCTAAGCCTTGATTGAAAGAGCTTAACCCTTTTAAACCAATAACGCCAACAATGTTGGCAGTAGCTCCACCGGGGATATTAACGGCCATTATTCACCGTCCCAATAAAAGTGATCTGTTTTCTTTTTTTCTTGGAATAATTTTGTGGGCCGCTTAACCCCCTTAGATTTTTGAAACATTTGTAGGAAAACATCAAATATCCTCATTAATGTTTTGGTTTCTGTGTCGATCTCTAAGCTCGCAATTAAAAATTGTCGCCTATAACCATTTTTCAAATCCTTAATTAAATGTTTACAAAACGGCCCTCTGTATCCGGGAAATATACGGGCAAGAAGAACCCTTAACATAAATTCGGGCGGTTCTCCTTGCCTTATTAGTTTTTTAGTTGTTTTTGTTTATCATTTAATTTTCCGAACAATTCAACATATTTATTAGCCAGTAACACAAAAAGGTCTGGATTTGCAGAAACAAGCTCCTTGAATTCCTCTCGCTGTTCATTTGTTTGAAAAATCAATTTCCCGCTATTGTTTCGCAGATATCTTGGTATAATTTCTAAGATTGATTTATATTGAACTGTTTTATATGCTTTATATTCTGCCATATTTAGCGGCCTATCTTTCTCAATGTTTTTTCTTTGCGCTGGAGTCATATCCTTTGTTTCTGCTTTCCACTGCTCGGCAGAAAAAGGAATCTGATGCTTTCCACGAGCCGTTTCCTCAGCTATGACTTCCTGCTTTATTGCATCCGTTTCGGCCATTATTTCATATAAATCTGGCATTTTAAGCATTACTGTGATAACGTCATTCCCATCAAGCGGAATGTCAAAAGTTAAAGTTTCAACTCTATATTTATCTGCATTTTTAAGTTTTTGTAAAATATTAATATCAGTCATATTATATTCCCTCTTTTGCCATTTCTAAAATTTTACCTTTTAATGGAGCGTGAATTGAACCGAACTGTATTGGCTCCACAATCAGCTCTCTGCGTTCCAACTTGTTAATTATATCTATGTCCAGATTTTCCCATATTAATTCAATTTTAGGTTTATAATTTTCAGAAAACACAATTTTCTCAAATCGGTCTGGGTGTTTTCCTGTTTTGATTATAATTGCTGTTGCCCGATATAAATCTGTTGTTCTATAAATTTGTGCTGTCATATATTAACCTCGGTTAATTTGCTTCTGCCCACAACGCCTCAACTTCAGAACCTGATGCCGGTGCTGTCGTATAAGTTAAAGTTCCACTTGATTGAGAAATGCCCGTACGCTGCCTTGTTCCTTCGTCATCAGTTGAAAGTTTGGTCTTGACGAAAACCATGTCATCAAGTTCCCAGTCTTCCTTTGCCAATTCATTAGTGTCCACGAGTGCGACTGGCGTGCCCGTCAAAGAAAAATCGGTTGTGGAACCATCACCACTAAATTTATCATAAACTAAGTGATACCCAGAATTCAATATAAATGGGTCGTGATATGACATAAACGGAATCGTTACGATTTCGTCTTCCATTGGTGAGCCAACATTAAACTCCTGTAATATCAAATCTTGATAACATTTAGAATATAAGTGACTTTCGTTGTCTGCTTTTCTAACAACCAATTCCAAGGTTATTAATGCAGTAATAGGGAATCGCAAGGGAACGGCAAAATATGTTGACCAACTTTGGCCTAACATATTTGTTAAAAATGTCCCTACATATCCACCTTTTATGCTAATATTTAAACTATATTTCGGATTCCTTTTTGTAGTTCTCGGAACGGCGCCGCCGCCCTGCTGAAAGCTGTCTCGTTCAATTCCCCAAGAATAACCTTCGGCAGTGACTTCTTGAACTCCAGCAATATTTATCGGTTGTATGTCTGTTGCTACCGCCGCCGCATGTCTAAAAAAGCGGGGCAAGGTATATAAGCCATCAACTTCATAATCGGAGTTTAATGCGCCTAACTGATCTGTTACTGCGGCCATTTTATTTTCCTCTTAAAATGTTTTAATTCTTATATCGATTATAGAACGAAATTCATTATAGGGATTCGTTGTTTCAATAGTCCTCGAACCAGTGATTCCCAATATTTTAATCCCGCAATTTAACAACGTTTTATTGGAAGATGTAACCGCTCCAAGTGTAACGTTGAAAGTTTTCTTATATATAGTGTTGGGTGTGGCAAATTTTGCGGTTAATTGTGAAATCATAATCGCCTGCTCTTCTTCGCCGCCTTCTTTTGAGTCCACCCAAATGCCAAAACTTAAATCAAGGACATAATTTGGTTTATTTTGCCCTTGAACTTTTTGAATTTCTACGATCAAAGGCTTTGTAATATAAATTAATGCTGTCCCTTTTTCATCAAAAATAGATGAATTGGGGAATCCTCTGACAATATCCCACCTTGTAAAAGGCGTTGTATCGCTTGCGTATTGATTAAATAAAGCAAGAAACACACTTTGAACATCGTCAATTAAATAATTGTCCCTTAATATAGCACTCAAGTTTTATGCCTTAAAAATATATTTACTTGTGAATTAATCTTGTTAATGATTTTCTTTTCGTTTAATACAAAAGGCTCTTTTAAAAAAGGACGCGCCGGAATGTTTTTTGTACCATCATGAACATGCTGAGGATAATCTTCCGCTATATCTTCATCACAAAATATAAAAACTTTAAAGTCATTTGCCGGCGTGCTTTTAAGTGATCTTGCCAAATTTCCTGATCTTCTTGGCACTGGCATTTCGCCAATACCGGGCGCTCCGGGACTTGGTTTCATACCAATTGCTGGCCCTGAAAGATTGTTCATCACTTCCCGAAAAACAATATCTCTACTTTCGTTAAGTTGTTCATGTAAAAAAACTGGCAATTCAGATTTGATCTTTTTAAGTTTTTTAATAAATTTTGTGGCATCAAGATAAACATCACTCATTAATTTTTCCTTTTAAAGCCTGCTATTTGTGCTTCATAATCATTAATATAAATGCTTTGAACTTTGTATATATTGTATGCAATATTTTTATAAGTTAAAACACTTGTTTGTCTGTCTAATCCAGACACGTCAACAAATGCGTTTGTTGATGAATTAACCAACCCAATGGCTACGAGGTCACAATCTTCAAACAGTCCAATTTCTTTAAATTCATATTTATTGACTGCTCTTGAATCTTCTTTAAAATCAACGAGATAAATAAAACCCAAACATGTTAAATTATATGCTGTTTTATTTATTAGTCCTGTTTTTAAACAATTTTCATTATCGGGAGCTGGATTGTTTTCGTGCCATTCTGCGGAATATTGTGGGCGCCCAGAATCTCTTGAAATCATACAAGGACACTGGTCGCCCGTATAATATACCAAAGTAGCCGTATTACCATATCGAATAATAGCGTTTAATAATCTTGTATTCAGCATTACGGCCATACGGAAAAATCTCCATTTTCTTGGTCTGTAAAGCTTATATTTCGCGAATCTGTGCCGTTAGGTGCATAGTCGTCGCTTCCATAACTCATAACGAATGCGCCATTAATAGTATAACCTAACATCCCCAACGTCTCTTCTATTTCGTTTGTAAATGCTTTTATGATTTCAGCTTTATTAGTTTCTGCTATTTTTATCGGGCCAGCGTTGACATTGTCTACTGGCGCCGATGTAATTATTCGCAAACAAACCCAAGCGCATTGAGCGACTTTACACATTGCTTTTTTATCGTCACTTAAGTCAGAATAAGAGCCCGCCCCATTATTTGCAAGAATTAAATTCATCCATGAATCACTCGCGTCTAAATAAAGCGCATCGGATAATAAAGTATCTGAAACTTCAACACTGGTTAAAGTTCTTAATCTATTTCTGACTTGTGCACCTGTAATGTTGGCCATTATGCTACCTTATATCAACTAATATTTTGGTGTTATCTGATTGACTCATTTCACATGCCACCCCAAAAGTTTGGCCGGCTGTCCATGAGCCTGCTGTCACGCCGTCGCCATTTGCGGCACAATCTACAGCAACGCCTGGATCTGCATCGGTGCTCGCAGCGTCAACCACGACTTTTGTGACTCCTTTGTTGCAAATGTAGCCCCAAGCGTTATCAGCAATCGCTCCAGTAGCAACACCCGCAAAAGTTGTCACAGAACCACCAGACAACGCAACGCCCATAACTGGTGTTGCATAAATTGCAATTGAGTCCGCACCTGTTTGAGCATCTGTATTCATTGTGATTGAGTCTATTTCATACCATCTAATTCGACTTGTTCCGTCTTTGATTTCCGATTCTGAATTTGCCGCTGGCATCAAATAGCCTACGGTGTCCAACCCGGCAGCTTCATAACTTTTTCCAATAACTGTAATAGTGTCGCCCGCATCCGGTGTACCATTCACGCCGACATCCATTGACAAAACAAAAAATCCACCTTCGTGTGCCAAAGTGTCGTCCAGTGACAAAGTAGCCCCAACGGGATCAAGCGAAAATACAGTGATTGCGGAAGCATCCCATACGCATACATCTCCCTCGGCAAGTGCACTACCAGATTTATTTTGAACTTTTATCATGGTGCGGCCAGTTGAGTCAATATAGCCCTGACCTAAGTTTAGTTCTTTAAAAATCGGTGAACCTGTAAAAGCTGTATTTCCTGTTATTGTTCCACCTGATATGGTCGGAGTTGTTATTGTCGGAGTTGTCAAAGTTTTATAGGTCATTGTGAATTGACCGTCTTTGATATAATTAATTACTTTATCATACCAATGAGCCGGGATATTTGGGTCCGCTGTTTGACCTGTTAAGACCAAAAATGAAGCGGCAAGAAATAGCCCAAATAATATATATTTAATTCTTTTTAACTTCATTCTTGAAAGTCTCCTTTGCCTTTTTCTCATCAATTTTTTTGTTTGCTTTTTCGATTTCGTTTTCTTTTGCAATTTCTGCTTCGGCAAGGGCAACAGTGTCAATGTGAATGTCGCCTTTTTTTTCGGTAAATTCAAAAGGCCAATAGTCAGCGGACACCCTGCCCCGCCACAAAGCTGAATCTGGTACCTCGGCCGTTATTGTTTTGCCTTCTTTTACAGCTTTATTCCACATTGGATTTGACACGTCGAGTTTAATATATACATTAACAGGATCAGAACCAAATCCTGGCCCTGTTATTTTTAACATTAGTTTTTTCATATTAATATTCCCTTTTTAAAATGCACAATCTAAGCATCCAATTGCATCTTGGTCAATTATATCGAATGCGGTTCTTTTAGATATAACAGTTAAAACTTGGTGCTTGTCAATGATTTTATCTGATTCAGTTAAGCTTAAGGCATCATTAGTGATTTTGCCCACTGCATAGCGCGAGTCAACACCAAGCAAATAATCTGCCGTTAAAACAGACCGTTCCCATTTATAACCAATTGGTAAAGTTAAACCAGTCACACCCCATTGCGCCATTGGATTCGTCATGTCAGACAGTGCGTCCCAGAATTTTTGAATATATGTATCACGACCAACAAATTTATCCAGCTGATAACCTGACGGAAGCGCATTTGTAAAAGTGATAACGTCTGTTTTTGTGATTGTGGCCGTTGTCGCTGGATTTTTTGTTTGGTCTGCCTCAAGTCCGTTACTGTTTCCATCACCATTCAAGAGAGTGTAAATCATATCGTCTGTTTCATCAACATCTATCTGCATGCCAATTCGCTGCATCATTTTTGAAACGACGTTTAATGGAGTTTGCGACATAGTGGCATATGAAAACTCAACTGCTCTGCCATAATATCCCAAGTTAACCGTCTGACGACCAACTTTAATTTGTGATCTTGGAAACTCACCGCTTGCGCCACGAATAGATAATTGACGTTCCGTCTCAACATCTTGCAAATAAACTTTTCTAAAATCTTCGCCTGAAATATTAGTCGTGGTGGCGATAAATTGATCTACGAGGCCGCCTTGAATTATTCCTGCGTATACTTGAGTTGCAAGGTATTCAGGAAATAAAACGCTCGTGTCACTTGTTGCAAAAAACTTTTCTACTCTATCTGTTTGCGGGCCGTAAGTACGTATATCGTAGGCTTTTAAAATTTCTTCAAATGTAGTTAATGGAACTTTCTCTCCAGCTGCTTTGATTTTTTTCTTTAAAGCATGAACTTCGGAATTTGTCAAGTCTTGGTAAATTGTTGGCTCCATGCCCTTGTCGACTCTATAATCTTCCAGCCACATCCCGAAAGTTTTACCAGAATTAATAGCTTCTGTATACATGCCCTTTTCAATATTAAATATTTGTTTGAGTTTTTCAGTTGTATTTTCCATTTGTTGCTCCTAAACTAAGACGTCGACTTTTGCCGATGTAGTATTTTTTGATATTACAGCACCCCAGCCACCAGAAGTGCCGTCGTCGACTGAATCGTAGTCGGAATTATAAACAATGATTGAATCCTGTAACGCAATAGTCCCTTCATACGGAATTTCAACAATTTTAACGGCCGTATGATTGTTGTTATTTTGATCTATATAATTAAACATTCTGACTGTTAATATATAGCCATAAACCGGGTCTTTAATCCAATCAATGATTTTACCCATTGGAATTGCGTTTGCTGCTGGACTTGTACATTCGTAATTATTTGAGAATGTTAAAGCGACAAGTTTGCCGGCTACCTGAGTTCCGGCAGCAATTAATGCTGCTATTTCTGTTTCAAAAGTGGAGTCAGGAACGAGAGCGATATCTAATTGCGGTCCCTGATCTCCATTTCCTAAACTGCGTCGTGCCATAATTTAAACCTCATTTTGGTATCTATGATCATGTCTTGTTATTGTTTTTGCCTTTGGAAGATCGTTGTCTTCTGCGGCATTTTTGTCGGCATTGTTTTCTTCCGTTTGTGACGCCGGAGGATTTTGCTTTTTATGTAAAGTCTTAAAATCGTTTACCATGCCTTGGATAACTGTCACTGGTAAAGTATTGTATAAAGCTTTTTTGTTTTCAGCGTCTTCTTTTTTTACAATACCAAGCAAACCACTATATTTAATACATTCATCAACGAGGTTTTTCTTATACTCGTCGGCTCTTTTCTTAATTTCTTTGAGTGTTTCCAGATCATAATCTTCTCCGAAAACACTTTCAATAGCTTTGATTTTATTCTTAAGTTCGTCGTTACTAATTTTAACGGTGTCTTGATCTTTTTGAATTTTCAATACTGCTTCGTCAATTTCGTTTGCAAATTCCTTGACGGATTTTTCAAAATTTTCTTCTGGATCTATTTCTTTTGAAATACTTAATGCTGTTAATTTTACTTCCATCTTTTTGCTTTCTGTTTTAAAATCTTTTTTAATATTGAAATTTTTTGTTACAGCTCCGTATTGTGCCCCAGTATAAACATGCGATATTTCAGATATTTCAGATTCCCTCTCTTTTGAGTTTTGATATTCCCAATATAATATATCGTTTTCGTCTTTGCTTGATTCTGCATTGCCATTCATTGGCGTTAATACTGGCGCTCTAAAACCAACCGACATGTCTTTAATTAATCCGGCTTGTATTCGTTTCACCTTGTCGGTATCTGATTTCAACATATAATAGTCGACGACCAAAAAATGAATTCCCTTGTCCTTTTGAGCTATTGTTTTACTTAAGTCAGCATAACCCCTAAAAGGAACGTGCCCCAACATTTTCATTCCTTCTTCAAAAGTAACGGTTTCAATGCGAGCATTGTAAATTTTTGCGTCTCCAAACTCCCGTACGTCATGTGATTTTATAATCGGGCGTCCAACTGCGGTCTTGGCAAAACTTTTCAGAACCGGTAAAGAAAATCTTTCAGTATCTCTATCAATCATATTGTTTGCCACCCACCCAGAAAACACAACAAAGTCGCCTGCTTTCAAGTCGTGATCTTTAGTGAAAAACTTTTCAAATTTTGAAAATTCTTTTTCAACGTCTAATGTTTTAATTTCAGAACTCACAAGGTTTTTTTCTTGTATCGTATCGCTTTGGCTTTTAATAAATTCCTCGGCAGATTTTGCGCTTTTAAACAAATCTTTTGAGAAAATAACAACATCGCCCTCAACTCTAATGTTGGAATCTTTTAGATGTTTACCTCGTGGCCATTTGAAGCGATAACTACGCCTTGTTTCGGATAAAAACTTATATTCATGCATCTTTTTGAATGTCCATCAGATTTTTATCGCCAAACTTTGATTTTGGCTTGTGAGCTGTGAATGTTGACTTTGATTCAGGTTTTATATATTTATTTCTATCGCCTTCTTGATATTGTTTTATATTTTTACTTTTACATTTTGGGCACGGTGTCTTTCCTGACTTTGATGCTGTAAAAATAGTGCCGCATTTTTTGCATGTATAATACATAAATTTCCTCCACGTTTATTGCAAATTATTATTTTAATATTTTAAATCCAAGATGTAAAAAACTTTTACATTCTATTTTTAATAAATTTAGTTAAATAAGTGTTGATATTTTCCTGCGTCATTTCTCGCTTTTGTAGCCCCTGAACATCTGAATTAATTGTGACAGGCTCCCAGCCTATTACTTGATTAAATAAAAATATATCTTGATTAACTGTCCCGGCAAGGTGTGCCAAGCCAGAATCTGAGCCAACATATCCCTGAGCGTGTTTTATAACATATCTTATTTGTGACAGTGTTAATTTGTGTTTTAAGTTTAATACTTTATCGTTACACCATTCCAATAACTCTTCATCATATATTTCATCATTTCCAATTAAAACGAATGTTGCGCCAGTTGACAAACAAATATCCATAATTTCTTTAGCTTGAAATTTATTAATATTTTTATCAGTGCCCTTTTTAATGTCATGAATATTTCTAAAGTGAACTACAAAATATTTTTCTTTAGGTATCATACAAGGATTAATACTTATTGGGAATGGCAATATTGGGAATCTATTTTGAGAAGCATAATTTCTAACTTCATTCATCATATTGTACCAGTAAGCTTTTTCCTTGTTCATAACGATATATCTGTCAGTTAAGCAGTCATATGGATCAGCAGCAATATTAGACCAAAATATTTTTCCGGGATTGTATATTCTTATTATATCGTCGTAACTCAGCCAGTCGGTTAAAAATATTACTTTTTCATCAGGATTATCTTGAGGATAATAATTTTTAATACTTGTAAAGTTAATGAAATCACCCAGCGCTTTTCCAGATACCGTGAAAACTGTTGTTTTGTTTTCTAATTTTGGATTCCTTGTGTGTGATGAAACTATTGTATAACAATTGTGGCACACAAAGCCGAGCTTTTCCCAAAAAGGAACATCATATTTCATTATAGAAATTTGCCTTTTACATTCCTTACAAATAAAATACATATTATTTCCTCTCTTGTTTTATTATATTTTTTAGATGTTTTACGATTTCCTGATTCTCTTCCCAAATAAACGGTGAAGCTCCGCACTTGCATTTGAAAGTTTTCTCGTCTATTTTTGGAATTGTATGCACTTTCATACATCGTTTACATAATACTCTCATTTCATTCCTTTTGCATATAAACAATAGTAAGTATCGATATATTTTTTTTCACAAAAAGGAGCTCTGAATCCCACTTCCTTAAGAATCGAAATAATCTTTTTGTCCCAAAACAAAGTAAAATGAAAGTTTTGTGGATAATCTTGATTTCCCAAAATGCTTCCAACATGCCTATTTACTTTATGATATTGCTTTGACTCAAACGCCATTCCACAATATTTGCAAGTTTCTTCAAAGTCTGGTAATACCAGAATTAACTGTCCACTTTCTTGCAATTTACTTTTCCATTCATACAAAATAGGCCTGACTTGCCATTCTGGAAAGTGTTCAAGTACGTGGCTCGCATATATTGTCTCGCATGAACTATCTTCTACAAATTCAAGTTTCCTGATATCACAAACTTGGTCTGGATTTACTTCTTTTCTTATATCAACATTTATAAACCCCGCTATTTTATTTTCCCCGCAGCCTAAATTTAATTTCATATTTTACCCTCTCATGTAAGGTCTAATTAAATATAATAACCTGTAAAATATATTATATTTTTTTTCTTTTAACTTCAGTTCAAAATAATTTAGAAAAGACTTACATGCCAAATCACAATTAAGCCGGCTAAAATTATAAACTATACACTTTTTTTCCTTCGGGCGAAAGTAAAGACAATTTTTACAAATGAACAATTTATCTCTTTTTAAAAGTTTCATATTTATGCCTTATATTACTAAAACACTATTAATTATATTTAAGGTTACATATTTTATTCTTCTAAATTTTTAAATTCTTTATCTTCTTTGATTCCAATCTCGTTGTTATAATGCAACAATCCCAATGATCTTATTTCAAAAATAGTTCTTCTATAATCGCAATATTCAAGCTCGCCTACTTCGCCCGGCCATGCACCTGCTTCGCATCTTTTGTTATTTACATTCCAATACATACAATTTATGCAGCTGCTTGGTTTACTCATCAATTTTCCTGTTCGTGTAATTTTACTAATGATCTGGCAATGCCCCGAATATTTTTATCAGATAACTTTTTTATAGCCACTTCATGTTGTGGAAACATTTCAAGTCTCATTAAGTTTTGTATCGGAAAATATTTATTTTTCCATCTCATATTTATTTTTTTGCAATTGGAAATTTCATCAAAGCATCTAAACATTGAAGATGCTGCGAATGGATTGAAAGTTAAGTAATAGCATACGGCCGCGGCGATATATCTATAAAACAATAACTCAAGGTGTTCTTGGTCTTTTATTTTAAGTTTTCCAGCTTTGTATATTGCCATTTTATTTCCTCGTTCTTATTATATTTATTTTTCAACTTCTGGAAAATATTTTTTTATATAAATTGCAAGATCAATAAAAACTTTTTTAGTTATTTCTTTTAACTCAATTTGTTCTCGTGTATTTCCCAATATTTCATCTTGTATTTTGGACAACAATTTTAATGCTTTAAATAATCTGTTTAAATTTTTAAAATCTTCTGCTGTCATTTAATTGACCTGTTTTTTAATTTGTTTTTCAATCAATTTTCTTTTGCATGCCAATTTGCATATTATATTATGTTTTTTATTTTTCCCATATATTATTTATTTGGTCCACATGAAAAGTGTTTTTCGTATGGACTAATTTTTATACGGGCTTGGCTCCTCCCAACGTGATTGAATAATTTTATTAGTTGAATAATAACCAACACGCCTACAAAGGCAATGCGGATGTGTATCTGAAACAGGAATAGCGCCCTCGCCTCTTTTCCAAACTAAGCCATCAAGTGAACTGCAAATTGGACAAGCGCCGCTGCCTGCACTCCATTCGTCATATTGAATTCCAGAAGCGTTGCTTTGAGCATCGTAAGCTGCCTCAAGTGCGAGTGTGGATTCCGACCGAACTATTCTGTTCCATCTCCAAAGTTCACCTTCACCAATATATTGATGTATCCACTTTGCAACGTCAAACGGGTGAGAGCCTGCTTTAGCGTGCCGCTTTAATCCGTTTATTATGAATTCATACTTTGGATTCCCAATCATATTTGTAATACTTTTGATACCTCTGTTAATTACAGCGCTTATAAATTTATTTTTTAAGTTCGGCGATACAATTGTGTTTCTGAGTTGTTCTTCTGATAGTCCAGAATTCCCAAGTCGTATAAATTCCATTACTTGCTTACGTGTCCATATCCCAAAAAATAATAACATATAAAATTGATAAACTGGATTTTCTTCTTCTTCTATATCAGTTTGTTTTATGTTTTTATTTCCAATAAAATAATTTTGCGTTTCTTTAATCTCTTCTTTTATTGCATTAATCTGATTTTTGTTGATCTCAAATTTTTTTCTTAAATTCGGCTTTTCTGCTGCACCTAATACAAAGTTGCGAGTCGTCTCAATATCAGGAAGATTAAGAATATATAACAATTCTTTTTCAAGCGACGTGACACCCTCTTGAATTGTTAAAAAAAATTCATTCATGTATTTACGAACCTGGGCGTTTCTATGCTGTCTTGATGCTAAATAATGTTCAAGCCGAATGGGATTATCAACTTTAAATCCAGAATGTTCTTTATTACACCCACAATTTTTATAATATTTTTCATATAGATTTTGAGCTTCATCAAGTGGCGGCAACAATCCCTTAATTATAGATGCTGTTTTATTCTGCATTTTTGAGACTCCTCACTAAATCCCTGATCGCCCCACCTTGTGATCTTTGAATATAATTCATGCTTTGTATTTTGTCCTTCAATTCTTGTTTGGACAATTTTGTCCCATATCCAAGTCCAATTAATCTATCAATCACCTCGTCATCACTTAGCATGTTAAATTCGTAAAGCTTTAACAAGGTTTCCACTTCTTTTGCGCTTGCCGTTGCAAAATTCAATTTCGCTCTTGATAATTCAACCTCATCCATAATGTTAACAGGATTCCATTCAAATTTCCATTTACTCCCGTATTTTCCAGTATAGATTAAAAAAGAATCGATTATTTTTTCTATAATTGGATTTAAAGACTCTCTATAAGAATTGATTTGACTTATAAGCATATCAACCTGATCTTGTGACATTTTATAGTTACTATTCCAATTATACGCTCCGAATACAAAAGGCGGCAGATGCGTTGCTGCCATAAGTTGCTCCTGAGTCGATCTCATTGGGAATTCAATATTCATTAATTTTGAACCGTCAGCGCCTACGACGTCAATATGTATTTTACCCCCGTTCGGTGTAGCTGCAAAAATATCTCGTGACTTTCCAACTTTTTTTTCTTTCATTGCTTTTTGTACTTCAGTTGCAAGGCCAGATGCAATATTTTTTGCAGAGGTCATCCCTTTTTCGTTTGCTGCGCCCTCAACCCAGACAACAAAAATCGGGTCTCCGATTCGATCTGATAAATTTCTAATTACGTTATGAAGTTTAATAAAGTTTTCTGCTACAAATGGAAGAGAATATAAAAGCGAATAACCTTGCGGGTGTCCCTCTCTTGTATTGAAGCTTACATATGTTAATAAATCTTGATTTGGCAATATTTTAGGGTGCAAGCTATCCTGTGATTTTTCGGCAAGTAACATTTTACCATCTTTAAAAATAAATCGCAAGTTTTTACTTTCTGCCATTTTCAATCTATAAATGTTGTCCAGACTTTCAGTCGGTATTATTTCCCCCCAGCCAACACCTTTTGTTAAAGTAGCGTCCACAAGTTCCATGATATATTTGTCAAGTCCACGTTCAAACCAGTTAACTTTAACATTAGTCCTAAAGTCATCAATATCTTTTTTTAAGTTTTCGTCGTCTGTTATTATTTCAAAGCTTCCAATCAATCTTGAAAGTTTAGTTATTGCAATGTCAATGAATGGAATCAATTCTCTTATTAGCTCATATAATCCCATGTTGTGCTTTAGCGGATTGTATGAACCAAACTCTGTCATATAATTAGCGTCCATTGATTCTTTTGTTTGTGAAGTAACATATTGGTCTTCACTATTAAGCTGTTTTTCACCAACCGGTGAAATCTGTAAGTCAGTAAAAGGTATTTTCATATTATAACCTAAAGTATAATTTGTATTATATTAATTGTTAAGGTTCTGCATTATTAATATAAGTTTTACCTTCTTATAAAATAATTTCGATCTGCTTTTTCTGCTTATAATTTCATACAACATTTTTACTAATTCATTGTTTTTTGTCACTACTCTTAACACTTCTTTTCTTGTCGCTTCCTGAATCATTTGCTTGTCCTAAAAAATTAACATTAACTATTGCACACTGAGAATAATTTCTTTGTTTAGCAATATCTTTTTCGACTTGCTTAATTTGATAATTATCGGTTAAAAGTACATTAGATTCAACAATTATATTGCCAAAGCCAGAACTACCAGACTGTCCGCCTACAATGTGGGCGTTAACAATCTGCTTATTAAAAAAATAACTTATAAAATATTTAAACATTTTCAATCCTCTATTACTGAACCAACCCAATTGGAATAATCTTCAAAGCCCAGGTTTTCCATATAGTAAGTATATAAAGCATAGCGTATGGCGTCCATTGCGTGATCAAAGACTTTAACCGGCTCTTCTAATTTCTTTCCATTTTTATCTTTTTTATATGAATAATTTTCAACTTCTTTTTTGATGTTCACGCTTTCGCTATCAATTAACAGATTTAAGCTTTTGACATAATCGATACCTGCTATTATATCTTTTTTAGCCGGGTGTATATTATAACCTTCGGCTTGTATTTCTTCAATCCTGTTAGGCTCTGCGGCGTCTGCATATATATATTTTTGATTGCTAATTTTAAGCCACTTCATTTTACGGATTAAATCCCGATTTTTTAATCCAGATTCATAAATCAATTCCCTGATGTATATATCATTTTCATTAACATGAATTTCAATTAATGCAGACGGATTAACAAACCCGAAATCTAATCCATAAATTTTCTCCCCCTTTGGTGCCCACTTGTCAATATATGTAAAGTTTGAAAATATTTGATCTTGCAATTCCCCCCAAACGGCATTCCTATAAATATTATATTTGTTGATATCTATGCGCTTCAAAGATTCTAAACGTTTTTTATATTCAGAATCAATAAATTCATTGTTATCGACCGTTGAAACATTTATTGTATAATCGTCCCATATTTTGTTGTCAATAAAAAAATCTTCATTAATCCAATGATATTTAGAAATAGGATTAAACGATGCTAAAATTTGCTTATATATTCCAAGATGCTTACCGCGCATTCTTATATCAAGTTGTATAAAGTCGTCTCTTGTAAGTTCTGTCGCCTCTTCTGCCCATATGCTCGTAATTCTTTCAATACTTTTTATTTTTTCAGGATCGTCCATTCCTGCAGAAATTATTTGGTTTCCGTTTGGCTCGTAAGTCAACGACATTTCTGATTTATTAATCGTAAAATAATCTCGTAAGTGCCACGAATATATAATGTCATTGATTAATTGCCATGACGACCGCCGTATATTTTTATGAATTTTTCTGACAAGTAATATCCTTTGACCTTCTTGTTCAAATATAATTCTATGTAATACTTTTAAAGCACAAAATCTGGACTTTCCGGAACCTGCGCCTCCCATTAGTAACAATATTCTTGCTTTGTTTTCTAACAAGGGAATAAAATGTTTAGAGTGAAAACTTTGCGGATAGCCTTGTAATGTCACGACCGGCTTTGGATTTATTAAATTTTTAATCCAGAATTTATTCATCATTTTTTTCAGGCGCTATAATTACAACATGTTTGTTCTCCTGCGGCATTATTAACCCCATCAACTCTACTCTTTTAGTAATACACCATTGTATAATTGACAAGAATCTCGGATCACCAATTAATTGTTCCTCTTGAATTGAGCCGTCTGTCTCTTCGCCTCTTTGTGTTCTTTTTTGCCGCCTGACTGTTTTTTGTTTATTTTCGGTCGATCTTTGAAACGACTCCCATGCAGTAACTTCCAGCATGTTTATTCTTGCCAGCTCTGCTTCAATTTTTTCATCTATATTATTTAAAGATTCAAGCTTCCAATCATTAATCGCTTCTTTTAAATATTTTGAAACAGTTGTTTGGGAAATTTCTAATTTATTACAGATTGTATTCTGCCGGTATCCCTTCAAATATAACTCTGATATCTTAAGCTTTAATTTTTCTTTTTCACTTTTACCGTGAGGTCTTGACATTTTTAATCCTATTCTATTATTTTTTTAAACTTGTTAATAAAATATTTTCAAAGTCCTTACAGTCTTTTCTTTTTCATTGTATTGACTTGTTTTAAAACCATTCCGTAATTATTAATCCCCTTTGGAATCTCAACATTTTCTTTTAATTTGAGTTTGTTGTTTTTAAATGGCCTGTAATCTACATAGTGATGCCACCGTCCAAATCTCCATACTATTTTTGATACATCTGGATGCATAGCGACTTGCATTTGTGATTTAGGTAAAGTTCCCTCTTTGATATAAAATTCTTTAGTATTCCCGCCCTTAAGATATTGAGTTGTTATTTTTTCCTGTAAAAAAGCATTAAACTGTGCCGTACACCAACCAGCCTTTAACATTCTCAACGATAGATCAGTATCTTCATTATAACGTCCCCTCCATCGAAAAGGGGCATCATTGCGAATTAAATTACATGAATAAATTCTTGTATTTAATACAATTGGTGGCATTTTACTTTTACGTGATACAAACATAAAATAATTTGGGCCAGCCATTGCTATGTTTGTATATCTTGAGACAAAATCTTCCATACATTTGAATAATGTCCCGTTAGTAACGGGGACCTTAAGATTGTTGTTATAGCGAAAAAAGCGAGCAATATTATCATCCATTACCCAATGCCATTTATTGCCATTTTTTATTGAGTGCTCCCATACAAAATTCCTTGCAGGCCCAGGGCCCTTGCTTTTCGAGTCTCCCAATTTATCAAAAGTATCATATTCGTCTTGATATTTTTTATCAAGTATTAAAATTTTCTTTTTATCAATAACTGAAGAATACTTTTTATACTCCTGTTCTTCAATCACTATATAGTAAGGCACTTTCATTTGTTCTAATGCCTTACTTGTTAATCTACTTTTCCAGCGACCTTTCGATACAATATATAATGGATATTTAGGATTCACTTGTATACACCTTGTCTGCATAAGTTTCAATATCTATCTTGGGGTGCCAAAGAGACCTTGTGCTTTCCGTTATTTTTTGTCCGATTAATTTTCCAAAATCAAAAGCATCTTCATGATTTCTAAAATGTACCGTTATATGCCTAAAACTTGTTTTGTCTTCATTGTTATATTCAGGCATACCTTGCCACATTTCTTCATAATCAACTTCTTGTGACTCCTCAAACCCAGTCAAGTCCATATCAATATCAAGGTCGATTAGTTTCTGCAATTCATCATCAAGTTTATCCTGCACCCACTCGCCGCCTTGCTTGTTTGCGGCTAATCGTGCTGCTCCAGCCTTGCCTTCGTCCCAGTCGACTAACCTAAAAGATATATGTTCAGGTTCTACGTGGCCTCTTTGTTCACCGTCCGGGAGTGTTTCGACTATGTCAATATCATATTTGCCGTAACGTTCAATTAAAGATTTAACTCTTTGATGGCCAGATATTAAATATCCGTCTCTTTTGTTTAATACTATCCCGGACAGGTCGCCAAACTCTTGCATAGATTTTCCAAGTCTGCTTAAGGCATCATCGCTAATAGTCCTGGGATTGTTTGGATAATCTTTTAATT